TTGTTTGCCGCCTTTGCTACGGTAATGCAAAACAGTAGACGCATCATTAACTTGATCCAGGTATTTTGCTTCAGACTTCGGTGCATGTCCTTGCATCGCTTTAGCGGCTTCGGCAGCATCTTTTTGGATGTAACGAAGTTCTGCATCAGACTTTTTATGATAGTCGTGACCCTTCAATGGCATCGATAGTTTTCCACCTGCAGATTCATTCCAATCATCACCCCGTTCGCCCATTCCTGATAGTTCAGAAAGTTCTTGTTGATTAATGATTAGATCAGAAAGGCCTTTCATACCATAAAGTTCTTTCAACTCACTCAAAGATTCTGATACTCTTTTAGATTTGTATTGCTGGAATTCGCTTGAACGCGAATATGCCGATTTCTGATTCCCATCCATCGATAAAGGATTTAAACCTTTAGCCTTGATGTAACTCATCAACAAGCCTGTACCGGCTTCGTCCAATTCTTTTGCTTTAATTTTAGAAGTTTTCATGATGCCTAACACCAAAGGTGCCTTAAGTTGTTTGTGTCGTGGAACAGGAATGCTTTTGTCTGATTCTGGATGTGTGAATATATCATGGCCACCAGAACTTCTGGTTAATTTCCAACCTAATCCTTTAAGATGCTGGTGAACTGCTCGGGTATTCATATTTGCACCAGACATCTCTTCAACTTCAGCCTCATCCAAATTTTCAACTTCTTCCTGTGTTGGAAGTTGATCTTCTTTGTGTTCTTCTTTCCAACGCTTGAATGCATTAGATCGAGCATATGAAGAACGCTGCGCGAAGGTCATGAACTCTGGATTATAACCCTGAGCCTTGATGTACCTGAAAAGTAACATAGTGTTAACTTCAACAATCAATTCTTCTTTCACAGGGGATTGATATTTTCCAGACCAAGGCTCCATTGGATCCTCATAGGGAGAATCTCCCAATTTACCCATAACGGACTCCCTTTTGGCTTTTTTAATAGCCTCTTGGATAATATCATTTTTGCGATTTGTCATTTTTCTTCGCCCAGTGTATTTAATTATTTGTTCTTTTTTGCTCTGGCTGTCGCAGTTGCATACATGACATCTTTCCAACGCTTACCGTATCTCTCTTTAAAACCAGCCATACCCTTTTTCATGGATTTGACTAATTTTTCTTTCTTTGCAACTTCAGCAGCAGATAACTCGGCTTCGCCTAGGTTTTCATACGACTCACGCATGTCGTCCTCGTCATCCTCGTCAGAAAATATATGACCAGCCATTTTATCCAAATGTTTTTTAGCAGATGTAACATGGTCGTCGATTAGTTTCTTATGCAAAGGTGACGGTTTATCACCATACGTACCATCTTGTGTAACTAAATGATTGTGTACTTGTTTGCCGTCATGTATGACCGAATGGTGTACATCTCCGTCACGGTCAACACCGCTGTGAACAGTATATTTTTTGCCTTCATGCTCATGCTCAGTTTTTACTCCCTCAACTGATGCTGACACTGCGCCAAGTTCTTGACCCTTTTTATCGGCACCAGTTTTAGTTGCTTTACCAACAACAGTAGTTGCTTCATCAATAGGTTCAACTTCTTCTTTAGTATATCCAATAGTTACTGGCTTATCCCAATCTTTAAGGTGATCCACCTTTGCCTTACGGGCGCCAGTATCCCATTCTTTATGTTCTTTACTTCCTTTTGGATGTGGATTATCTTCTAAAGAGTCCGCATGAATCCTATGTACTTCGCCTTTAGTTTTGGCATCTTCAATTCCACTAAATGCATATTCATAACCATGGTCATGGGCACTCATTGTTCTATCAATTTTAATTTCTTCTTTAGTTGGTTCTGGCTTAGGTGGCTTACGGCTGTATACCGTTCCTGTAGAAACTTTCTTCGAATCAAAGCCGGCTTTTTCTCCTGGCTTAGTAGCAACTTGGCTCTTATAGTCCTTATCAAAAGGAGAACCTGCTTCGTCTACTTTCTTTTTACCTCGAAGAATTTTAAAATCATCAGAATCGATTTCACCATTCTTGTTGGCATCAATTTTATGTTGTTTACCTCTTAGTTGTTCAACTTTAAGGTTGTAATCAGCCTCATTAATGTCTTTAATAAGGTCTGCAATAGGGTCTTTTTTCGTGAAAATATTTTTAGTAAACATTTATTTCTCCGTTATAATTTAGCAATTCCATTTGCGTAGGGATAGGGCTTTACGAGTAGGTTCGCCATTAGGTTTTTTCATAGGACCTGGCATGCCACCCATTCTGGCACAAAACGATTTTCTTCTTTTTGCTGATTTACTGCCAGGTTTTAATTTCGACGGAGGTGTAGTAACCGCCATAGATAATTTAGACCCAGGATTCTCTCTACGATAGGAAGCAATACCTTTACGGTTTAAACCACCTTCAGGATCTTTTCCTTCTTTTCTCTTCCATGCAGCACTTTCCGACATGAACTCTTTGAAAGTTTTCATTTTTTTAGTTTTTTCTTCAAAGTTGTTTCTATTTTATTGAGTGTTTCCATTGGTTCTTTTTTAGAAGGACCATACTCTCCGCCGGTAACTCCCATATCAACACTAGGAGAATCCATAGATTCCTGTCTAAACTTTGAAAATGATTTGTTTTTTACCTCTGCGGCATTGGTATATTTATTATCTTTTTGTTCTCTATATGTTGCTTGACCCAAACCGGACATTGGATAAACTGTTCCAGAACCTCTTGTGTCATACTCTGGACCCACACCAGAAGGTTTCATCACTCTTCCAATTTCGGACTTATCTATGTTAGTCTTTTTCGCTTTTTGTTTATCTCGGTCTTGTTGGAAGTTTGGTTCTCTCGGCTCAGACCTGATTTTGATTGTTGGCGCGTGACCTTCATAGGTTCTGAAGGTGTAACCGCTGTTTGAAGCAACATCGCCGTCTTTGACTGAATCTTGCTTGTCTTGTTTTCGTACAAGTTGGCAGCTTGGGCAGATGTTGTCGAAGAGTTTTTTACCTCTACTTGAGCAAGTGCATCTTGATTTTTTGGCATAAACAGTCTTGCTATTTTTTTCATATACTTGCTCAAACAATTTATTAACATTCACCTTCTTATTGAGGTGTAACCACTGCTCTGCGGTTTCATTTTGCACTTCAATATCAAAGAACCAATTAGTCATTTCATAAATTATGGAAATGTCCTCTTCTTTTTCAGATACTTCAAAATCTGTGGCTTCATTTAGATCAATCGAATTATCGAACTCCAAATATTTTGTGAACTCACGATTGAAAGATTCGGCAACTAATTGAGTGGCTTGCCATCTATCGAAACGAACTGATTCGGTCATCATTCTTTCGTGGCCTTGGTTTCTTTTCTTCGAAGACTCATCAGAAGTATTCACAAAGATCATCATTGTTTCGTAGCCAAGTTCTTCCAATTCTTCTCGAATGGAAAGAATGTTGGTAGATTCATTTGTCGTTCCGTTGATAATCAAAGGTGAACGATTTCGAATAGCTTCGCGTCTTAAATCTCTGGAGGCACCGTACAACTTATGTTTATCATTTAATAGTGTTGCGGCCGTTATTGGATTCATTTCAACAGCACGATGTTCCGAAATGGCTTCACGAACAATTATATCTTTGCCGGAACCAGGACCACCCGAAACAAAAATTGCTTTGAATAGTCCACGGTTCACACTTTCATGAATACCCATACCCGCTTGTACGTCTTTGAACAATTCTTTAGCATGGCGTTCTGGAACATGAGAAGGAACACCTTGCTTGAATGCTATGAAATCATTATTTTTTGCGTGTTCTCTCATCTTAGATGCTGACATGCCTTCTGCACCTTCAGCGTCAGGATCACGGTGTCCGGCAGACTTAACTTCAATTTTCTTAAAGTTATACAAGGCTTTGGGATTTTTATCTTTGGTGCCGTTGTAATCTTTTAATTTCTTCTCGTATTCGTCTATGCGATCTGATCCGGCAACCATAACTAAATGGTCGTGGCCCAGTGCATTTAATCTGGCTGCGTGTTGAAGAAAAGTTGGATGCTCTTTGCTTGACACTTCGATATTGGCGCCAGGAAAGAAACGTTTGGCATGTGTCAACTTTCTGTCTGCCGAAAGAGGATTCTTTTTTGCATCAACCGAATGTGAAACAACTATGTGGTGAGGAGCATTGTAATCTTTTGCAATTTCTTGAACCCTATTCACCAGTTTCTCATGTCCAATAGTGGGTGGATTCATGCGACCAAAAGCCATAACCACAGGCTTTTGGGTTTTTGCATCTTCTTGTATTTTTTGTAGGAACTTTTTCATTTAATTTCCGGCAGTTTCTCCGGAACCTTTAATCGATCCCAGAGGATCACTTTGACTACTGAACTTCAATCTATGTCTAGCAAAGAGTTTACCTTTGTATTTCAAATGAACAGAAGTTCCACTATGATGCACGGTAATGTTGCTGGGATCATTATATATGTGTTCGTGTTCTGTACCAGGTCTTATTGTGTGATGCGCGTGGCCAGAGCCAGACCTGTATGTGATGTGCCTAATGTGTTTATGTCCTTCTTGTTCCATTGGCGTTTTTACCGAATGTAAAAGATGTCTAACATGATGGACTAGCTCAGATTTAGGTATAGTGGACAAGTGATGGTGTAAGCCCGCAGCAATTTTGTGCAGTACTTCTCTGTTTTTCTGCCTGACATGTTTATCCATTTCCGGATTGGCTTTCATCATACCTTTTCGCTCACCCTCATTAGAAGCCTTCTTCAATTCTGGATGTCTTTGTACGATATCTTTTCGATGATCCTCTAAGTGCTTTCTGGCATCAGGTCCTGCATTATCTAACCCTGGATTAGATGTTGGAACATGCTTTGAAGTTTCATCACTCACTTTAAGGCTTACACCATGGTGTGTTACTTTTTTGGTATCACCTTGTTTTTTGTGAGTAGTTACGACAATATCTGAAGCATCTTGTTTCTGCGTGGCAGGAATTCCTGTTGCTTTTTTCAAGTCTCCGTCCTTTGAAGTCCACTGAACTTTTACTATCTTATGTCCATTAACTTCAATTTGTTTTCGGAGGTCCTTTGCAGCACTTTCTGCTCGGTCGTGTATTTTCTTATATTCATCTGGATGAACTGTAGCCTTCAATTTATCATGAACTTCTTGTGCAGAATCTCCACTTTTAGATTCATGCTTCTCCATGTGTTTTTTGTTGTTTAGATGATAACCAACCAACAGTTCATGAAGAACACCTTTTGTGTTATTAGAAACTTTATGCTCAGGATCCTTGGTGGCCTCATTCAAACTATCATATTCGTCTTCGCAGGTCTCGGAGTCATGCGAAGCCTCCGAAATTTCTAAGGTTCCTAGAAAATCCAGAGTATCTTTATTTACTTTTAAAAACTCGATAAAAGATTTCATTTGGTCTCTTTCTATATATTTCTGATTCCGGCAAAATTTCTTCTGCTGAATTCTGCTCGGTTAACAAATTTGTCTGTTTCTTTTCCATGATGGAAAACATAGCCTTCTGGATTAGCGGCTTCTCCAGCATGTTCATGTTGAAAATCTTGATGTTGATTTAGAACATTAATTAGAGTATTCTTCGCCTTCTGCAAATGTCCATGCATCTTGAACAGATTATTATAATGCTTGGCATTTCTGTCCACAGAAGTCAGACTGGCGACCAGTTCATTCTTCTTGGCAGTTTTTGCCTTTTCAGACTTTAATTTATCTATGGCCTTATTTGAAGCATTCTCAATAAACTTTTTAAAATTATCATGATTTGGTGTTTCACCGGTGCGTACTGTGTGGTTCATATACGTTTCTAATGTTCCACCTGCGCCATGGTGCGCGGAAGTTCCGGTGTACATTTGATCACCGTGAGTGTCATGAACTGCTCTAGCGGCAGAAATATGTTTATTGAATTCTGCTTGCTCTTTGTCCGAGAAATGCACATGACTGGTATTGTGTCTTGGATCTACAGAAAATACGTCCGGATGAGGTTTGAAGTTTTCATGATCAACTTCATGAGATACATTCAAATTTGAAGCATCTTTACCAGTATATGAAAGGTGTGTAACAACACCAATCTTAGCCTTCTTGGCTTTTTGTGCTAATGTGCCGTGCGCGGTGTAAGTAAGGCCCGAAGGATTCGGATGAAAAGAGACTCCGCCACCAGGTTCAGATTTTTTATCATCACTAGTGAACATCATATCACCTTGATAGACTCCTTTTGCGGGAGAAACCTTAGGTAAATGTGTCAATGCAGATTTCAGTTTTTCGACCAGACCTGGAGCATGTCCGTGGTTCTTCTCAATATCTGCTTCAGTATAATTTATCTTGGGAGTTTTATTGAACGCAGACTTGGATGCAACAAAAAACTTACCAGTTTCTGGATGGTGTCCATACACAATCGCAGGAGAGCCATCATATTTTGTGGTCAATTCTGAAGTTTGTTTCCCTGCCCTAATGTGTTCGGCAGCAGAAGACAAAGAGGATATTGCGTGTTCAGTTCCTTTAGAACCAGATTGCAACGGACGATCTTCGACATGAGTCAAATGCTTGATTTGACGACTCTT